CCTCGCCCAAATCGGGACGCAGGAACTGCCCTCATACGACCTCACCGTGCGCTACGGCACACACACAACCCCCTAAGGAGCACCAGTGGCAACCACCACCATCGCACTCAAAAATGCGGCCGTCGTCATCAACTCGACGGTCGACCTGTCCGACCAGGTTCAGTCGGTCACGCTCACGGTCGGCTACGACCAGCTCGAGACAACCGCCATGGGAGCCAACGGCCGGAGCTACACCAAGGGCCTCCAGTCGGTCGACGCAACCATGACCCTGTTCAACAGCTACGGCGCAGCCGAAGTCGAAGCCTCGCTTGAGGCCATCGTCGGCAACGACGCAGTCACGCTCGAGATCTACCCCGACGGCACCAGCCCCGGAGCCTCGAATCCGGAGTACACCATCACCGGTGCATTCCTCACCTCGTTCAGCCCGATCACCGGCACCGTCGGCGACCTGTCCATGGTCACGGTGACATTCACCGGAGGCACCTGGGCCCGAGCCACCAGCTGATCCAACTAGGAGCCCGACAGCATGATTGGAACAGACCTCAAAGTCACACTCTCGGACGGATCTGAACACACCGTCCCCGTCACCTACTCCGTCGCCTGCGCCTGGGAGGACCACCACCCAGGCCAGGCCATGGAGACCATGGTCAGGGACGTCAAGTTCAAGCAGATCGCCTACCTGGCCTATGAAGCCCTCCGCAAAGATGGGATCACCGTCAAAGTTTGGCCGCAGTTCATTGACACTCTGGGAGATGTCGATTTCATCCCAAAAGCACGCAAAAAGGACAAGCAACCCGACTGATCGCATCCCTGGCCCTCCGCACCGGCATCTCGCCTCGAGAGCTGCTTGACAGCCCCACAGCGATAGTGCAGGAAATGGTCAGGATGCTCGTCGAGGAAGATCAGAAAGGAGCACCATGAAAGCCCAAGTCGTCGGCCTCAAGGAAACGCTCCGAGATCTCAACAAACTCGACAAGGAGCTGTCCAAAGAAATCCGCAAAGACATCCGCAAGGTCGTCCAGCCTCTAGCTGACGCCATTACCTCCTCAGTGCCCGCACAAGCCCCGCTATCGGGCATGGCGCACTCTGGGCGCACCGGATGGCAAAACCGCAAGAAAGTGGCTGTCAAGCTCGACACCCGAAAGCCCCGCCGTTACATGGACCGCCCTGGCCGATCCACGGTCAATGTCGTTCGAGTCACCACCAAAGATGCACCGACCGCCATCACCGACATGGCTGGTAAGGCCGGAGGTGGAGCAAGCCGAGCACCACAAGCTCGACGACGCCCCAATTTCTCACGGGCCCTGACCTCACGCCTTGGCCCTCCGTCCCGGTTCATGTGGCGCACCGCCGAAGACAAACTTGACGACGTCCAGAAAGACATAATGCCGATCATTCAGCGTGTCGAGCGCATCATGAACAAAGACCTAGCGAACACCTACCGGAGCGGCTAATGGCAATCAACATCCCCATCATCACCGAATTCTCGGATGCCGGCCTCAAGTCAGCTCGAGGCGCATTCGACCAATTCAAGACCAAGATCGGCGAGGCCGACGGTGCCATGGGCAAACTCAAGGCCGGCTCAGGAGTCGCCTTTGACGCAATCAAAGCCAACGCCGGAACCATGGCCCTCGGAGCCGGAGCAGCCATCGGAGGCTTCGCACTCAAAGCCATCGGCGACTTCAAGGATCTCGCCCTGTCAGTCGACAAGTTCCGCAACACCACCGGCCTGACCCTTCAGCAGTCCAGTGAATGGGTTTCGTACACCGGCGATCTCGGCATCCAAGCCGAATCCATGGTGAAGATTTTCAACCGCTTGGGCAAAGCCGCTACCGACCAACTCCCAGCCTTTGAGGAACTCGGCGTTGAGATCGCTTTCGGGCCCGATGGCTCAGCCGACATTGAGGCCACCTTCCTCCGAGTCAACGACGCCATCAACAGCCTTGACGATCCTGTCAAGCAGGCCAAGTATCGAGCCGACCTGTTCGGCCGAGGCTGGATGGACGCCGCCGAACTCATCAACATGAGCTCCGACGAAATCACCACCGCCCTAAGCGGAGTCAAAGACTTCGAGGTCATTGACGAGGAGGAAATCCAGAAGGCCAAGGATCTACGAGCCGCCCAAGACGAACTTGGGGACGCCCTAGCCCGACTATCAGTCACACTCGGCGAAGCCCTCATCCCAGCTTTCACGCAAGCCACAGAGGCCGCCAAACCCTTCCTCGACGTCCTAATGCCCATTGTCACGGCACTTGGCGAAGGCGCAGATGCCAATTCGTCCTATGCCAAACAAGTCAGCAAAAACAACGTGCAGATGCGCACAGGCATTGCCCTGGCCGACAAATTCTTTGGCTGGCTAGGCATTGGCAAAGACAAAACTGACGACCTTACCGAAACCACGATCAACCTTGAGGCCGCTTGGAAAAACGGCTACCGGGCAATGATGAACGCTCGAAACGCAGCCGCAGATCTAAGCGAAGAAATTTCGACGGTTGACGAAGCTCTCATGAAACTCAAAGGCAACGTTGAGGACCGACGTGGATGGGACAGCCTCATCAGAGCCATGCACGATGCCAAAACTGCTGCCCTTGACGTTTTCTTTGAGTCCACCCCGGAGGCACTGCGAGCATCTGGACTAGCTCTTGATGATGTACGTCTAAAGGTTGCCGAATACATCACCAAAGTAAACGAAATTCCTGAGGACAAGAAAACCGAGATCATCGCCAGCCTGGACAACGCCAACCTGGCCGAAGTCGAAGAGATCCTCAACAACCTGGCCCGAATGCGTGAGATTCCGTTCATGCCCGTCGTCCGTCCCGGCGTCGGCGGTATCGGTGAAATCGGATCTGGTGGCCGACCTATTGGCGAAGCACCGATCGGTTTCAGTACTAGCTCGGCCTCGAGCGTCACAGTAAACGTGGCTGGGTCCGTTATCTCTCAAAACGACCTTGTGGAGTCCGTCCGTAAGGGCCTCGTCAATTCGCAGCGCAACGGCGCAGGGCTGGTGTACTCGAACCAGTGACGCTTCCCTGCACGCCTGAGGTCAAGATCCGGCTCGGTACTGGAGCCTCATTTGGTGACCCTCTGATCCTCGGTGACGCCCTGGACGGCATCCTCGGCACCAATGTGCTGGCCTCATCGACAATCCAGGTGGTCGACATCTCGAGCCTGGTCAGCCGGATCTCGACTCGGCATGGCCGTGACCGAATGTTTGAGGACTACCTACCTGGCGAAGCCATCGTCCAGTTCTACGATTTCAACGGCGACTGGAACCCAGCGAACGCCTCGAGCCCGTACTATGGACAGATCAAGCCGATGCGTCAGGTGCAGATCAAAACCACCTATGACGGCACCACCTACAGCCTGTTTTCCGGCTACATCACATCCTGGGATTACGAGTGGGCTGACCAGTCCGTCGATTACTCCGTCGTGACTTTGCAATGCGTAGACGGCACCCGGCTCTTATCCCTCGCCAACATCGACGACCTGCCTGCAGCTGCAACCAACGACCTGCCTGGCGAACGCATCAACCAGATCCTCGACGACATCGGCTGGCCAGCCACACAACGCAACATCGACGTCGGCGACACCCTGCTCGAGAACGACCCCGGCGGTATCCGCTCCGCACTCTCAGCCATCCAAAACGTTGCTTTCAGTGACCTTGGGTCATTTTTCATCGACCACGACGGCAAAGCAACCTTCTACAGCCGAGCCACCCTGTCCAGCCTGGCAGCCGGAACCCCGTACTACTTCGATGACGAAGGCATCAACATCCAATACCAGGCCGTGGACATTGCCTACGACGACACCGAACTCGCCAACCAGGTCAGCCTCACTCGAGATTCCGGCACCACCCAAACCGTGTCCGACTCGGCCTCCATTGACCAGTACTTCTTGCGGTCCTACGTCAAATCAGGGCTGTACATCAAAGACAACTCGACGACCCTGGCCCGAGCCAACCAGATCCTCAACTACCGCAAAGAAGTCCGACTTCGAGTCAACAGCCTCACTCTCGACCTGTCATCGGACACCGACCGAGTCGAGCCGGGCCTGGCCCTTGAGATCGGAGCTCCCATTGTCGTCGACAAAAACATGGCCGGAAGCACCGGCCTCGACCTCCGAGTCACTGTCCAAGGTCACCAGCACGACATCACCCCAGAACGGTGGACCACACAATTCACCACCGCCTACCCTCTATCCACCGCATTTATCCTCGGGTCTAGTGAATTCGGGGTACTTGGAACGAATACCCTCTAAGGAGAATCATGGCTACCTACCCACTGTCCGAGGCTTACATTGACGGCCAAGTCCTAACCGCCGCCAACGTCAACAGCATCACCGAAGGTGTCAACGACATCGCCTTCGGCACCATCAACGCCCAAACCGGCACGACCTACACGCTCGTCCTCACCGACGTCGCCAAGATCGTCACCCTGTCGAACGCTTCGGCCATCACCCTCACCGTGCCACCCGAGTCGTCGGTCGCATGGCCCGCCGGAACCACCATCGTCTTGGCACAGCTCGGCGCAGGCACCGTCACCATCGCCGCTGGTGCTGGCGTCACCATCAACTCAGCTGGTGGCGCATTGGACATCGGCGCACAATACGGAGCGGTCACCCTTCTCAAAACCGGCACTGACACCTGGCTCCTGATCGGCAACCTGGCCTAATGCTTCTCGCTTCCCGATACGGCACTATCTCCAGCGTCGCAGGTGGACTACCGCCTCGATGGCTGGCAGGTGGCT